TATCTGGTTCGACCGCTGCATATTTTATTACACGAGACGGTGCAGAAAAAATAATAAACTATAAACATTCTTTTCATTATGATGTACAAACAACAACAATGAAAAAGCTAAATAAAAAAATAGATAAAAAAAATTCGTTTTGGACAGATGAGGAATATAAAATGAGTGGTGAAATGAGTTCAAATAGGTATAATAGATATTGTCATGGTATATATGATAAAATTACAGAAAAAGTAGTGAATAGAGGTGAAAAAACCGCTTGTCACTACAAAGATTATCGCATGTTTCGAATACCTGTATTAGGTTACGAAGTATCTGTCGAAGATTTAGTATTGTCTTTGTTGTGTATTTTAATAAGTTGTACAGCTTTTATCGGCGTAAAATACATAAAAGGTAGTAAAAAATAATAAAGAAATCAATAAATAATTTTGTTTTTTAGGAAAAACTGCGAGTAAAGTGATATTTATTAACAAAATGTAAATGTAATAAAATTGGTTATATTCTGTTAACATTCTAAACCACCTACTTTCATTTGCACTAGCTGGAAAAGAAATAAATGATGCATTTACACTTTCTTCTTTATTAAGTGGACCAAAATTTTTAAAAATTAGTTCCTTATTATCAACTTTTATGAAATCGTATTTTTTACACAAAGTATTTAAATTAACCTGATCATCTTTACATTTCATTCGTATAGACTCTTTTAATACTATTTTAAGGTATTTAACATAACCCATGTACATACCAGCATTTGCGACGTTACTATTATCACAACTACCAAAAACAAATATTTCACCAAATTTATTCATAAGTTCGGGATCCTTAGATACAAGTACTTTACACTCGTAACTTTCAAAAAGACTCTTAACGTTTGAAATATCTTTATTTATTTTTGTATCAAACCCATCTACAAAAACAATTATATCATCGTCTTTTTTTGTTTCCATGTATTTAAGTAGACCAATAGATTTATCAATGTATCCATTCCATTTATTACCCATACCAAGAACTTTTACTTTAATGTTGTGATCGTTATTTACAAGTTCTTCAAACATACCGAACGATTTATTCGCATAAGTTACTACTTCTACTGACATTTACAATACAATTATATTTTAAATGGTTTTAAAGAAACAACTCTTAGATTAATAAAAAAACATGGAAACACTTAGAATTAAACGATTAACTCTCGAAGCAACTTTACCGACACGCGCATCCCCTGGATCTGTCGGATACGATTTGTATAGCATGGAAAACATGACGATCAACGCATGTGAACGTGGTATTGTAAGTACGGGTATTTGTGCAACGATCCCACATGGTGTGTATGGTCGTATTGCGCCTAGATCGGGTTTAAGTGTAAAACACGGTATTCAAACGGGTGCTGGTGTTATTGATCCGGATTATACGGGTGAATTGAAGGTTATCTTGTTTAATCACGGGAGTGAACCGTTCGAAATTAAACAAGGCGATAGAATCGCCCAACTCATTTTGGAAAAGTGTGAAACACCACTTATTGAGGAAGTTGATGAATTAAAAGAAACAAAACGTGGCGAACGAGGTTTTGGATCTTCGGGTAAGAACTAATTTAGTTACCAAATGCGATACCACCCATACCATTCTTAATCCTAAGAATGTTATAGTTGACCGCATACGCGCGAATCATTTCCCTGTTTACTCCTCCGTTTGTACCGCCATTAATATTTATCCTCGCATTATCGATTCTCGAAAAGTTCAAGGTACCCGTTGGTTGAGACTTGTTCATGGTAAGACAGAATGGCCATGTATATATTTCTTCCAAATCGACCGTGGTGTTAAGAATCGAACAGTGTCTCGATGGAACGACGTTTCTATGGTATTCGTGTGTCATATTTTCAAAGAGTGGGACACCGTTAATAAACATAGACGCATCCGTGAACGTGTACGGAGTACCATTGGGGAAGAAGGAAGATTTATTATTCGAAGCTATGTGAACGGCCTTTACTGGGTGATTAAAGTATGACAAATCAATTGACGTATCGGAACCAGACATTGGTTGGTGTTGTGTTTGTGTAATGAGAAGTTCGTGTTCACCGTTCGCAAAGAATTCACGTTCGTCTGTGTCAACATACACGTACGAACCGTATACCTTTGGTCTAGTACTACTACTTAAATCAAATGGACCATTTCTACATTTAATTCTAATTTCAACTTCGTGGTATTGAAGACCGACGAGTGGTAAAGATTTAGTCCAATCTTCACTAAAAAAGAATGGGATTATGTAACTCCCATTCGATGCATTATCACCACCGTCTCGGGTCGTCATGGCACACGACGCTTTCGCCGAAGATTCATTATACAAAGTATTGTGTACGGTATTAATGAAAAGTGTATCTAATTTAGTTACTTCTTGACCACCAATCCACAAAGAGAATTCAGTTGGTGAAGGCATCGGCAAAGCAGCCTCTACTCCAAACCCGGGAGACGATTTCGATTCTTGAAAAATAGAGTGATTATGATTTTTATTGTTAATATTGGCATTTTCAATCCACACGTAACTCAAAAGATCACCTTTAGATTTGATAGGGATGGAAACTTCGTTCCCCGAACCAAACGTCCCGATATAATCCATACGTTCTGGTTTTATAGAAAAGTTTGTGTGACGTTTATAGTTTTGTCTAAAAAAAGAGACTTGAGGATCGCCTGTGATATAGACGTCCTGGGCACCGACTGAGACGAGATCAATCAAAGCAGCTGACATATTTACTACTATACTATATTAAAAAAATCGGGCGTTAACGTAATAAGATAAAAATGGTCGTGTTTCAAGTACTGACCTGGGAAACACAAGACACTGAAGACGAACACTTGATTAGTATTTTTGGTAAAACAAACGAAGGTAAGTCTGTATGTGTTACGACCAGTTTTACACCATACTTCTTCGTAAAACTTCCGAAGAAAACATCACAAATGGATATTCGTAATTTATATACAAAGATTGATAAAACGTGCCCTGAATGTTTGGTAAGTTACGATATCGTTCAATCTAAAGATGTCTGGGGTTTCCAAAATAATGAAAAATTTATTTTTATGCAATTAAATTTTAAGAACCTTGCGGCACGACGTATGGTAAATGGTCGTTTGAAACGTACATTACCCGATGAATCCATGAAATATAAAGTATACGAATCAAACCTAGATCCTGTTCTGAGGTTGATGCACCGAACTAATATTCAATCCACTGGATGGATGGATTCGGGAGATATGTGTGTACGTTCACACTTAGCACGGGTTAATATAGATCTGTTCTGTAACGACTGGAAAACACTTAAACCGGTTGATATTCCAGAAACTGCACCTTTTGTAGTCGCGTCTGTGGATATTGAATGTAATAGTTCAACGGGTAAGTTTCCTGATGCAGACGTAAGAGGTGATGCATGTTTCCAGATTGCTGTATCACTTACATATTTTGGTTCTGACGTACCGTATGATAAAACATGTTTTTGTTATAAAAAAACAGATTCAGAATTAGACGGGTGTATAATTAAGAGTTACGACACTGAACGTGAAATGCTTATGGCATTCAAGGAGTACCTTATGGAAAAGGACATTGATATCATAACAGGTTGGAACATATTCGGCTTTGATTTAGAATATATAATGAAACGTGCGGTCATGACGGGGTGTGATCAGACATTCTATGAAATGAGTAAAATGAAAAACCATTCATGTGAACTTGTGTATAAGAAGCTGTCGTCGAGTGCACTTGGTGACAATGCACTTAAGATTTTACCGATGCCCGGACGGTTTATTTTCGATCTATTTCATGAAGTTAAAAAGGGGTATAAACTTGATTCATACAAACTTGATAACGTTTCGAAACTGTACCTCGGTGATAATAAAATTGATATGCCACCAAAAGAAATGTTTGCGCGTTTTGTCGAAGAAGACCCCGTAAAGTTACGCGAGGTTGCAGAATATTGTATTAAGGATACACTTTTACCTCACCGTTTATTATCAAAATTATCTATACTTGTTAATTTATTAGAGATGGCTAAAGCGACGTGGGTTCCCCTCTGTTATTTAGTCGAAAGAGGACAACAAATCAAAGTGTTTAGTTTGTTAACAAAAAAGGCGCGTGAAATGGGGTTTATGGTTCCAACTATATCATGGGGACAATATTCTGCAGAAGGATATGAAGGTGCAACTGTTCTAGACGCACAGAAAGGTGCCTATTACACACCAATAACAGCACTAGATTTCGAAGGTCTGTATCCATCAATTATGATGGCACATAATTTATGTTATTCATCGATGGTTATGGATTCTAAATATGAAAATATACCTGGTATAACATATGAAACGTTTGGGTTTTATAAGTTTGCACAAGATGTCCCTAGTCTTTTACCAAGTATTCTTCTAGAACTAAAACAGTTTCGTAAACAAGCTAAAAAGGATATGGCACAATCAACCGGTGCCCTAAAAGAGATGTATAATGGTAAACAATTGGCGTATAAAGTGTCTATGAACTCTGTATATGGATTTACGGGTGCATCAAAAGGTATGTTACCCTGTGTACAAATTGCCTCAACGGTAACTCTAAAAGGTAGGAGTATGATTGATGAAACAAAAGCGTATGTTGAAAAGAATTTCCCGGGATCAAAGGTAAGGTACGGTGACACGGATTCAGTTATGGTCGAATTTGATGTAGGAAATCGTACCGGAAAAGAAGCAATTGAATATAGTTGGGAAATAGGTGAACGCGCTGCGGAAGAGTGTACCAAACTTTTTAAAGCACCAAATAACCTCGAACTTGAAAAAGTATATTGTCCGTATTTCTTATATTCGAAGAAACGATATGCGGCAAAACTTTGGACAAAAGGTAAAGATGGTAATATGAACATGGATTATATAGACGTAAAAGGACTTCAATTAGTACGAAGGGACAATACACCTCACATGCGTGAAGTGTGTAAAGAACTCCTTGATGTTGTTTTAGAAAGTAGTGATACCGGTCCACCAAAAGAACTCGCTTTACAAAGGGCTATTGAACTTATTGAAGGTGATGTACCTAACGAAAAACTAATTTTGAGTCAGGGTTTATCGGATTCGTATAAAGCAAAAGGATTCTCTGTTTCTATTAATAGTCCCGATATTAAGGATATTAATCAAGCTCATGTTCAAGTTGTACGAAAAATGCGTGAAAGGCAACCGGGTTCCGAACCACAATCGGGTGATCGCGTACCTTATATTCTTATCGATACAGGTGATCCTAAAGCAAAGGCATTTGAAAAGTCGGAAGATCCAAAATACGCAAAAGACAATAATTTAAAAGTTGATTATAATTATTATTTTATAAACAAGTTTCTAAACCCCGTGTGTGATTTAATTGAACCACTCTTTGAAGATCCGAAAGAAGAGATATTTGGGGAACTTATAACACGCGTGAAACCGAAACGACGTCCAAAGAAAAAAGTAGAGGTTGAAACTGAAGGGCAACAAAAAATAAGTGATATGTTCAAAAAGCTTAAAAAATAGTGACGTATATAAAATATGACATCCAGAAAATTACAAACACTTTGGGATGAAGAAGTGGAAACAGAAGTATATAGACGTACTATAAAGGTAATGGAAAAAATATCGTATAAATATTCTATAAATTTAAAACTTTTACTTTCTGAAATTCCAAATCCATTAAATTTTTGTAGAGGTTTTAAAAAAGATGGTTCTCCGTGTATAGCGAGAGCTAAACTTAATGGAATGTGTGGGAGTCATATAGATCAACCTCAACTCAGAGGTCCAGTAGAAATGGTTTCTAAAAATAATGAAGGTATACGTCATACACACAATTTAACAGAATGTATATTTAAACCTGGGTGTCCGGCATGTGAAGTATCAAGAAAGGGATTTAGAGAATTGCGTGGAATAATGTAATAATGAATAAATCAGCTATTCTACTAACATCAATCGATACATTTTATAATAACCCCGAGAATAGAGCTACACTTTTAGAAATTCTAAATAAAACTGGTGGTATTTCTCTACGGAACCTCGAATGGTTTATTACAAATTATTCAAAGAAAAACAATTTATCATATAAAACGACCGACGGTAAAATATTTAGTGTACACTGCGCATATAAATCAAGTTTAGATGGGTACAGTAAAAAATTGTTCGATCCATTTTGTCGTTCTTCTAAAATATCGTACACTATACCAGGTACATCCAATGAAATACATACGACTGTTGCACAGCTGAATTTCATAAGATGGTGTATAAAAAATAACATAATCGAGTATATTCACGATCATAAAAATGATCTTTTTTCTAAACAAGTGTCATGATACCATTTTCAAAAATAAATGTTTGATATCCGACATAATACAAGTGTAAAGTATAATCACTCGTAAGACCTTCTTTCATAGTAACATCTAAAACCGTTCGGTTAGATTGTAACTGACTAAAATCCAACATTCCCGATGGTTCTACATTAATTGGATTCATCGAGAATGCATACGTATAAATGTTTCGTAAAGGCCGTGATAAACGACTTGTAAACGGAACAACGTATTTAAAATATTTATGATCACTATCTTGAATATTTGGTACATCTTCACCATTTACAAATATTTTAGCACCTGACATGGGTGGATTGTAAAATTCGTTATTTATAGAATATTCTACATTTGAAGAGAAATTATACCTATTCGCGAATACATTTGCAAGTAAAGTTGTACCACCTTCATATGTATCTTCGTTTTCAAAAGCTTTCTGTCTGAAAAACCAATTAAGTGTTTTTACCGGTATATTTGGAACAAGTTCAAGTTTTGCGTTTTGTACACTCGCTGGTATATCTAAAGTGGGATGTTTTTTAACAATATCGGTAACGAGAACATGTCTTTTATTTGCTATATAGCTACGTTCAATTGGTTCGAGTGCTATTTCTTCGGTAACGATATCAAATTCGTTTAAGGAAAGAGAATCTGTTTCGTTCGTGAAAAAAGATTGTTTATGAAATTCAAATTCGAACTGGAGCTTTTGTTTATGAATTGCGCACGTTGGAAAGTAAGGACGATTTGGTGTATTTGTTTCATATTCATCACTTTCGTATTTACGTGAAAAAAGTAAAGATATGGGAATATAAACACGTGATTTAGATTGTGCTAATATCTGATTACCAGGTAATAAAGATGTATCCTCTGCATTATTTCTATTTAAAGTGTATCTTTTTGTTCTTTTTTCGGATTCGTCGAGGTATAGTTCATCATATATAATTCCCCAATCACCATGATATTTTTCTACTACTGTTTCATCGACACGCATGGTTACCGATTTAAAAATATGTCTCCCAATTTGATCCGCGTAATAACTATCGGAACCTGTTAGAGCGGGTAATTCAAACGTTACGTACATATTTGCTAAAAGATCACCCATATTTCTCGGATTATACATAACTTTTATAGTTTCACCAAAAGGCCAAGACGTCGAAGAATTACTTGGTTTATTTATGTTTAGACTTTTATGAAACTTTGTAAAATTAGCGTGTTGTTTATGTTCATACTTAAAGAGTGAATGAATGGGGTCGTCTTCTAAAAGGTATGTATCTTGTTTACCAATTGCATTAAGTGATACTATAGAACCTGTATTTGGTCCAGATGTATCACACATACTTACTACTTATTGTTTATATATTTTTAAATCCCTTTTCCACATATCGATATGAGACATTTGTTGTAATGTATCAAGCTCGATTCTAGACTTTGATGTTTCTTCCCTGATACTTTGTATAGCTTCGTCCGTGTACTGATACGTTTTGATATTCAAGAGATATTCGTATGAACCATCGATTTTATCGAATATTTTTTCCATTTCACGTTCGAGTTCTACCCGTTTACGTTTGAAAATAATAAGTTTTTCGTGAATAACCATATCAATAAATTTCGACATATTTTCAAGTTTTTTAGTTTTTTCTTTCAAGACACGTATAAGGTGTGCTTTTCTTTTTTTATACGTCTCTGACCGTATTTTAACAAAATCTGCGAGAATTTCTTCTGGACTTTCGTATTTATGAATACCCTTTGTCGGATGAAATAAGTGCATATTTGATACATGAAATGTCTTCTGAAGTTTAAAATCTTTTATAATATCGTTACCCGTGTACCCTTCAATACTAAAATTAACATCATCAGTCGTACTGTTATTCACGTAATTCGTAATCTTTTTCTTTTCGATAAGGGTATCGAGATACTCTTTATAGTCTTGTGTCCAACGTCCCGGTGGAAGTTCGGTTACTATTACATTTTTACCTGAAGATTTCCACACACCTTCCGTTATCCATAAACCATCTTCATTACTAAACACGCGACCCGTGAATTTATCGAACCATGGTTTCATGGGAATAACATTTTCACCATTAATTATACGTTCAATATTATGTTTAATATCGGATGGGTTAAACGGTGGTATATACGAACTGAACCCCGTACCTATACCTTCAGTTCCATTTACTAAAACGGTCGGTAAAATAGGAACATAATAATCGGGTTCGATCTGTTTACCGTCGTCGTCGAGATAGTTTAGAACTGGATCATCTTTTGGGTCAAAGAGTATTCTCGCATTTTTAGTCAATTTTGTAAATATATACCTCGTTTGACTCGCGTCTTTACCACCCATGAGACGTGTACCGAATTGACCACATGGTTCGAGTAAATTAATGT